TCGGCCGGATCAGCCCGCGCTCGATCAGCGCCAGTTGCACCAGCGTCTGGACAAGGGGTGAGGGAGTTGCGGGATCGCCTGTGTCATCGGTGTCGAGCAGATCGTGGAAGCATGACGCCACCAGCGGGGTCAGCGTGCGCTGATCGGAGAAAGGTTTTGCGGCGAGATCGCCGAGCCCCGCGTAGACCAGCCGCGCCTTCGATGGACAAAGCCGCGCCGCCGGCACCTTGAGGATGCGCAGATGGAAGCCGCCCGGACCGAGCGGAGCCGTGCTGTAGGGCAGGTCGGAGTAGCTGGTGGCGAACATCCCGCTGTGGATGGCGAATTCGGGGTTGGTGAACCGGCTGCCGCTGCCGAGCTGCTGGTAGATGCACAGGCTGTCGCCGGGTGCGTTCGCGATGTCCCGTGCGCTGCGCTCGACCGCATAGGGTGAGGCACGCAGTTCGACCAGGCTCGCGCCCCCGAACTTGCGGAGTGAGAATTCACCAGCGAAACCCGGCCGCGCCTCCGGCGCCAGTTCGGCCGTCACGCCGAACAATCCCTTTGAGCGAACCTCGCGCCAGTAGTCGAAACGATCGCGTGGTGCGACCTGATCGGTGGACCATGTGTGCACGGCGGGCATCCCCGGTAGGTTGAATGGGCAGAATGGCGGCCGCGGCCCCGACTGCGGTGTCGTGACCCGCAGTTTCATAGATTCGGGAAAATGGCGAAACAGGGGAATTTGCGGGGGCTGGGAGTGGGCCGGTCGTGAGGTCGAGGGCCGCGCGGCCGGGCTTCGGAGCTTTTTACCGGGGTATTTCGCCTCCCGGCCACGGAGTGGCCGTGAACCCTTGCCAGAGGTTCATAGAGCTGTGTGGAAATTACAATTTATGTCGGAAATTCAAAGTATTGGCTCGATGGCCTTGAAGCGGTGTCCACAGGGTGTCCCGGAGGCGTGTGCAGGCGATTTCCAAGCATGCCCGCGGGTGGGGTAGCGCCGCGCTTAGAACCGCATCAGCGGGGCTGGAAACGGCTGCGGCCAACGTCAGGACATCCGCGCCACCTTGCGGTCCCCTCCCGATTTGTCTCACCATGATGTCATGTTCGCGGTGTGATTTGACGAACATGGCCCGGCGAAAAGCCGCCCCCGCTGCAACGGGGACGGCTTCGATTATCGCGGGGATGGCTCCTCGGAGAGGGCCGCCATCTTCGGGGAATCCCCGGGGGTGGCGGTTCCTCCCGGGCACGGTATTCCGCACATGCCGCATGTCAACCGACCGCCTGCGACGGGGACGGGAAGGGTTCACTTCAAGCGAGGCGGCCACGCCACGTTCAACTTCACGCCGAAGTGCGCGGTCGATCCATCGTCCATCTCGAAGCCGCCGACGATCTTCGCAGAGCACCGTCCGGCCGTTTCCCCCAGCGCGCTCCGATATTGAGCCGCCCATTCGCGCGGGAGATATCCGACAAGCCGGCCGTCGATCTCGACCTGTACCGCGTTCGCATCAAACCGATTCCCTTCCTCCGGCTTGAGGACCGCATCCACCTTGAGGTCGTGCCCGTCGCCGCCGTTCTTCCGGTAGGCGGTCCGAAGCGCGGGTTGATATGAGGCTTCGCCGACTACCGGCACGACCCAGCCGCGTCCAGGCGCGAGAGCGTCGGCCAGCTTTGATCCGAACAGCGCAGAGAAAAATCCCATCAACCCCATCAGTCTATCCTCGCATTGCGGCGGCGAGCGATCCGAATTGCTTCTGCCGCGGTGCAGGCGTCGGCGCGGCTCATCTTATAGCGTCGAGCCCCGGCGCCGGACCCAGCCCCCGCCACTCCGGCCTTCGCGCCCAGATCATGCCCCTCAACATTCTCGGCAAGGTGTCGATATAAAAGCGGCACACCGGCTCGCGTTCATAAGCATATCGCAACTCCTCGAAGGCGCGCGAGCCGTCAGATAATGCTTGCCCAACATCGTCGCTGATAGCGTCACGCCATTTCGATGGAAGGACGTTTCGAAGGGCTTCCCGACTGTCGTGGTCCGCGAGCCACAATGCAGCGAGTTCTTTTTGCGATTTGCCGTTCAACCTATCGAAAAGGTTTCTCAGATGATGCCCTCGGGGAACCGGACGCCCCTCTAAGCCGATCAGGCATTTGAGATAGAGTTCGATGCTGAACGCCTGCATTACGACGCACGGCAACACGACATAAGACCCGATTTCGGGGCCGGTTAGCACGTCCTTTCCTCGCAGCTTTTCATCTGCGAACAGGAAGCGTTCGGCTTGGATATAAATCCGCAGCGGATCAAACTGTGCGGCCGTGGCCTTCGTCATTTGGCCGCCACTTCCTTTGCAAGCATCACGACCAGCGCGCCCCAGCCGCAGCCAGACACGAACGCAATGAGCGATAGACCGAAAAAGAACAATCCGATCAGCCGCCAAATGTCTGACAAAAAAATCCGGCGGCGGCCGGTAGCGTAGTCTGTCTGCGCGGCAGCCATGCGCTCAGCATAGTGCTTCGTTTCATGGTGGTACCGAAGCGCATCGATTCTCGAATGCTGATCGGCGAAAAAGAAAGTGGACGCCTCCGCGCGCTTCGCCATGGTGAAGAACGCCGCGACTTGCGCCAGCACCACGAAGAACAGTCCAGCGACGAACGCCCCGGCCGTCCAGAGAACATCGAGTTTCCCGACGTCTGCCTTGAAAAACGCGAGCGCGGTCGGGATCGCCACCAATGCGCCGCCGTTGAGGTACGTCAGCAATTGCAGCCCGCGATGCGAATACTCGACCGCCAGCTTTTCGTATTCGAACGATCGCGCCCTGTGGGGCTCGCCGCGCTTGTTCACCTGCTCATAGAAGTTTGCGTCGTTATCCTGAAGCTGGCGGCGGAACTCTTCGGATGTTTCTGTCATCGCGGCTTCCTCAATCGCGCTCGCCCGGCCACCATGACGACGGCGGATCGCTCGCGGGAAATCTTCGCCCCCGGTCGATCGGGGGCTATCGGAGCGATGCCGATCAAAGCGCGCAGCCGGGCGGCGCGCAAAGGAAATGCTGCCGGCCGGGCTCGATTTCCGGGGAATACGCCACTTCCTCAAGTCTCGAAGCGCGCTCCGGTTTTCCGGGTTTCGAGGGCGCCAGATCGGGCGGCCCGGCCTGTGGATAATCGGGCGCGGATCAGTTCAACGAACGTCGCCGGGCGGCCTCGACCATGGGCGCAAAGACGCTCAGCATCGCGTTGGCGTCCGCATAGCTGAATTGGCCTGCGGCCGTGCAATTGACCGCGGCGCGGATCACCCGCGCGATGGCACCGGGCAGGACGATATCGAGCAACGCGATTTCCATCCAGCACCGGGCCGGCACGTCCGCGAGGCTCGCGGCGATCCGATCGAGCGCGGCGGCGGCGTCATCGTCGGCCGGCGTCGCCTGCCGCAGCAGATCGGAGACCAGCGCGTGCAGATCATCCGCGCGCCGCGCAACCGCGATCACGTCGCCTTCAAGATCGGCCTGCGTTGCCATCGATCAAAAACCGCCGTCCGGATGGCCGCCGCCGCCGGGCGATGCCTGCTCCATCTGCTTGTAGTTCGTGATCTTCGTTTCTTGAAACAGATCGCCGGACGTTTTCGCCGTCGCCTTCGCCTGCCCATGGACGTTGATCTCGACCTTGCCGGTCGCGGTGAGCGCGGGCTGGCCGCCCTGCTGCCATAGCTGCTGCTTTTCGAGCGCGAGGGCGCGGTTGCGGACCTCGAAGTGCCCGGCGTCGCTCCGGCTGCGGAACTTCGAGCCCGGATACAGGCCGGCTTCCTCCGCGAGCCTTTCCTCAACCTCTTGCGGCAGCACCTTGCCGCCACCGCGGACGCCATAGCCGATCTGGTTGACGTCGATCGCGCGGCCCATCGGATGATAGGAGGCGTTCCCCGGGCGCGAGGACAGCCCGCCGCTGTTCTTCCCGATCACGCCGCCCTCGCGCTCGTAGCTGTCAATGAAGCGTTGAAAGTTCGGCGCGAACTCGCGAGCCACCCGGAACCGCGCCCCGCTCGGGGACGATATGACCGTCGTGTCCCGCTCAAGCCCGGCGCCGGCCGGGGCCATGGCATCCATCCCGCCGCCGCGGCCCGTGCCCTCCGCGCGCCGGATCGCCCCCAGCAGGCGCGGGTCCTGATTGTTGACGATATCGCCGGCACCGATCCCCAGTGCGCCGCCGACCGTCCGCTTCCAATCCGCAGAACCCTCCGCGTACTTGTTGCCGAATTGATCGAGGGTCAGCCCCTTGTATCGATCGGACTTCACCAGCGCGGATTGCGCCTCCTCGCCGGATAGCCGGTTCGGGAAGATCGCGAAGCCTCGATCGTCCGCGCCGGTCGCGCCGAAGGCCTGCGCCAGCGGGCCGAACTTCAGATTGCCCGGATTGTTGTTGCGGTCGCCGCGCGTGTTGCCGCCGGCCGTCGTCGCGCCTCCGCCGCCTGACAAGGCCCGCGCTGCCCCGCTGTCACCGCCCATGCGAGGATACGATGCATTACCCGGGAAGGCCGCACCGCCGCCTCCGCCGCCGCTGTAGGCCGCCGGCATGAAGCCGCTGCCGCCTGACGCTCCGCCGGTCTGCGTCTGATAGAACTTCGTCAGGCCCTCAAACACGCCCTCGCGCAGCAACTCCCGCATGCCGCCCGTGCCGTCATCGCCGCCGAACGACATCGGCTTGTAGCCATCGCGAAGGCGCGGGACCGTGCGCTTGCCGAACTCGCCCTCCGTTCTGCCCCAGCCTTCGCGGTCGTAGCCCGGCAGCGGCGTCACTTCGCCCGGCGATGATCCCGGCGTTCGCCCGATGCGCTCGAACAATTCGAGCAGCGCGGTCGATTTCTCCATCAGCCATGCGATCTTCGGCTGCGCGCTCTCCAAGCCGCTTTCCGAAAATCGCTTCCACGCGGCCGACATGCCGGAGAACGAACGGTTGAACTCATCCGCCAGCTTCTTCTGATTTTCGGTCAGGTCGGCAGTTCGCTTGGCGGCTTCCTCGACGGCAGTCGTGGTGATATGCGCCGCTTGCCCAAGACCATAGAGAGCTTCCGCGAGGCGCCGCGCACGCTCGGGATCAACCTTGTTCAGCCACTCCATGCGCTGCGTAACTAGGCCGGTCACTTCCGCCATGTCCTTCGCAGCCTTGATCGCGTTCAGCAGGTCCCCTTGACCCATTTGCCGAAGTTGATCGGCGACGCCATCGACATTCAGGTTGCGTTTGAAGTCATAGAAATTCGTTTTGAGATTTTGGAGCGCGGCACCCATCTGATCGGCGGTGATGCCGAACTGCTCCGCCGCGAGATTGTACGTGCGGATATCCTTCGCGGACATTTCGAGCGTCCGCGTCTGCATCGAAAGATCGCGCACCTTGCCCGCGTAATCCTTCGTCGCCGAAGCCATGCCGGCTAGCATGACGCCGACGCCGCCGCCAACAAACCCGAACGACGAAAGCGCCGGCACCACCTGATTGCGGATTTCGCGCGAGACCGACGAGAACGTCGCCTGAAGTTGCGAGACCTCGCGCCGCGCCGTCACGGTGTTGACCGCGTTCGCCGCGCGCCCGGTCAGGCCAAGCTCTTTCGCGAGACCGCGGAGATTGGCGAGGGCTTCGGTCGTCACAACCGAAGCGCGCATCCTCAGAATTTCGTCCATCTTGAATCTCCGTCGCTGCCTGTTTCGTTTTTGAGTTTACCAGACCACCATCAGAACCGTGCGAGATAGTTGCTTCGCAGGAGCACGCGGCCACGCCGCCCCACGCGACTGCGATGCTGCACCGGCGGCGGTGGCGGTGATTCCGGCGGCTCTTCCGGCGCTTCGAATTGTCCGGTCTGCGGCAAGGCTGGCGGCGGCGCGACTGGCGGCGCCGGCCTCGGTCCGTTGTCGAGGCGATAGGGCAGCGCCGTGCGTGCAGCGAGCGCATAGACCGCGGTATCCAACGCTTCGTTTCTCTTGCCGGGCGGCAGCGTCCAGACGCGATATGGACGGCCCTCGCTATAGCGCGTTGCGACTTCCTCAGACGTCAATTGCCGGAAATACTCTGCATCGAACGCGCCGCCGGTCGGGAAGTGAATGTAGCCGGCGCCGGGCTCCGCAAAGCGCAGCCGCGCATAGAGCGTATCCTTTCCGCTATCGACGCCGATCATGAAGATGCGGTGGTTCGTCTTGGTGCGGCTCGCGCGCGTCGGCCATATCGGCTTCGGTCCCGAAACGCCCCTGATCGGCATGATGCCTTTACGCTTGGCGCAATAGGTCAACACCTGATGCTGATGGTGCCCGCCGGCATCCACGCAAGCGACCTTCACGCGCAGTTCGCGGCCATCCTCGCGGAAATACGGCGTTCGCAGAACGGCATCGAGTTGATCCCATACGTGCTGCTGCGCGGGGTCGCCGGGCAGAACTTCATAGCGCACCATCCAGCTTTCCTCGAACGCTCCCCAGCCGACGATCTGACATTCGAGCCGATCGCCCTGCGTATCGATGCCGGCAGTGAGAAACCGGACGCCTGCCGGGATCGAGCCGGGTCCATAGTTCTCGCCGCGGGCCTGCAATCCCGTTGCTTCGATCTTTTCGCGCGCCGGTTCGAACGGTTCGCCCAGCGACGTGTTCGTGAAAACCTGCAACAGTTGCGGATCGCGCCGTGCCGAAAGAAATTCCTGCACGACGTCGGCGAGCGCAACCCAAGGGCTCATCAATACGCTGATGTGAAACCCCGCGGTGCCCGGCGCACCCTCTGCGTTCGTTGCGCGCCACTCTCCGCGCGATACGGCATCATGGCGCTGCGCATCGTTCCAGATCGAGCCGCAATGCTCGCAGACGTAATGCGCGGTCGCCGGCAGGTGCTTGCCGCCGACCGTCTTGTCCCATCGCACGCCCGCCCAGACCAAAACCTGACGATGATCGCAGTCAGGACACGGTACATAGAATTTTCGCATGTCGGATTGCTCCCACTCGCGCCAGATGACGCTGACGCCCTTCAACGTCGGCGTCGATCCGATCAGGGTTTTCTTGTTCCAGAACGTCGTCTGCCGCTTCGCAGCCAGCGCGAGGGGATCGCCTTCCGAGCCGGCGCTGACCGGAAACCTGTCAACCTCATCGGCCAGCACAATCCGAACCGGACGCGATGCCAGACCGGCGGGCGAGTTCGCGCCGACAATGGCGAGCCGGCCGCCCGGGAAGGTTTTCATGCGCAAGGTGTTCGAGCTATCGCGCGAGGTCGCCGTCGAGACCTTGCCGGCGAGGCAAGGTGTGTCGCGAATTGTGGGGCTCAATCGATCCTTAGACCATGCTTCGCCCATTTCCACGGTCGGTTGAACGATCAGGATCGGACAGGGGTCACGGTCGATGAAAAATCCGAGAATATTGTTCAGGGCTTCCGTAAATCCTACTTGGCTGGATTTTGCGACGACGACGCGCGAGACGGTCGGATCAACCATCGCATCCATCGGCTCTTTGAGGTAGGGCGTGCGCGCGGTGTCCCAGCGTCCGACCTCAGCGCTCGCTTCCGGTGAAAGCACGCGATGTGCGTCCGCCCATTCGCTGACCTTAAGCGACGGTGGCGGAGCCCATGCCGCCAGCGCCGCGCGAACGATCTTTTGCAGCGCCGCGCCGTGTTCGGTGCGGCCTCTGCTTCCGCCGATTGTTCGCTTGCTCTTTCGCCGTGGCCCAGCGGCAGTTGCCCGGTTCATAGTTGCCGTCATTGTCTGGATAGCGGTCAAGGCTGTGCCCCGGTGTCGGTTTTCGCCCCACGTCGGCGAGGAAATTCTCGAAACTGTTGAGCCATCGGTCGCAGACGGTGATGCCGCGCCCGCCGTAGTCATCATAGTTGTGGATGCGCGGTTTGAGGCAGCGATTTCGCATCGAACACCACGCGATGTATTCGCTCGATTGCCGTAGTCGGGGCGCATCGCCGTGCTTGCGGCTCCGCTCCGCGATGTTGATTGCAACGATCTCGCGTCGCAGGCAGTCGCAGGACAGGCTCTTTCCACCGCGTAAGCTCTCGCCGAAAACGGTTTGAACCGTGCCGCAGTCGCAGCGAGCAAGGTATCGAACGCGCGCCTTCCGTCCTGCCCCGCGATCCTCCGCCCTCTTGAGAACGGTCCACCGCCCATACCTCATGCCGGTGATATCTATAAACTTCGGCATCACACACTCCCTCCAGACAACTCACTCAATGCCGCATGGATTTCCTTCTGCATCAGCGCCTGCGCTTCCGCCGGAGCCTTCAAGGTGACGATGCGCGCCGCGAGCTTGCTCGGCACCGCCAGTATTCGCGAACGCACCGCCGCAACCACTGTCAGCCATGCCGCCTCGATCTCCGCCGCCGGGATCAACGCGCCAGCCTCGACCATCGCCTCGCGCTCGACCTGATCGGCCTTCAAGCGCGCCAGCCTCGACCGCTCCGCCGTCAGGCTCGCCACCGCCGGGTCATCAGTCGATACCCGCGCGAGCTTGTGACGGATGAACGCTTGAACCGTCTCGGCGATATCGTACTGCCCGCGATCAGCGCGCGGCAGTACGCCATCCGTCGTCAGGTTCGAGACGGTGCCACGGCTGATGCCGAGGATGCGGCCGATCTCAGCGGCGTTGACGGCTCCAGTTTTCACCACCTGAAATCCCTTTCGCACCTAGCAACACGTCGGGGTGGCGCGTTCCCCGGCCTTGCCATGCTCCCCGGAGGAACCAGACGACGATTGGCAGCCATACCTTGCGCGATCCATCGCACAGCAGGATTCCGTGGGGTGAGGGGGCGGCGCTTTGCAAGCCGGTCGATGGCACAAAGGCCGGTTGCAGCGGCAGCGCCGCCCCCTCGACGCGCTGGCCGGGAGCGACAAGGCTTACCCCCGGGCCGCCGCGTGAAGGTGAGAGGGGAGCGAAAGGCGGCGGCGCGCTCCCCTCTCGCGCAACGACCGATCGGATGCGAACCATATCGGTCACTGCGCATCGGCGATCACTTTCCGCGTTCCGGCGGCAGCACCGTGCCGGTGTCATCACGGGTCAGCGTCGGCTTTGGCCTTGTGCTTGGCGCCACGGTTCGCTGATGTCGCGGCGGCGAGAACGAGCCGCGGCCGGGCGATGTCGGCGGCAGCCCGTCGCCCTCGTCGGCGTCCGCGCTGTCAATTGCAGTGACGCCCAAAAACGCCGCCGGGCTCATGTCCCGCCGCGGCAAGATGCCCGCGCCTTCGGCGCTGGCGAGCAAGTCGCCCTCAGCATACTCGATCGCGAGCCGGTCGCTGGCGATCTGTGCCAGTTCGGCAGCGCGCGCTTCGTCCGTCAGCGCATTATCGTCGTCAGCGGCTTCATCAATCCCGCGCTCGATCGCTTCGATCAGTTGCGGGCGCATGATCGAAGCAAACAATGCGGCGGCGTCGATCGTCTCGATCGGGATCGGGACCGGATATTGGGGCCCGGGGACGACGATGCTTACAACTGTCGTCGGCAGGCGAAGGGCGGGATCGAGCCCGTGCTCGACGAAGTTACTGGCATCGATTGTGCCGCGCTCCGCAAGTTCGTCGATCTTGGCGCGCGCCGCCGCCTTCGCCCGCGCGGACGGAACCGGCGCGGCTTCGGTGCGGCGCGTGTCAGCGTCCAACTCGCGAAGGCGGCGCCGCAGGCGTTCGACCGCGAGGTCAGTCGTCTCGCCTTTGAGAAGCGCCGCCGGCTCCCGCGGAGCTTCGACAAACGCGCGGCCCGACTGGCCCCGCAACCAAACCTTAACGCTTTGCAGCAGATTGCCGACCGCGTTCCGCGGGGCAAGTTCCTCTCGCTGCGCAGCGATGCGGAAAAGCGCGCTCTCCGCGCCGTCGAGTTCACGCTGCGCCACAACGACCGAAGTGTCCGCGGCGGAGAGCGCGAGGCCGGCCGCGGGCCCTGTCGTTGTCAATTCGCGAATGCGTCTCGTGGCGCGGCTCTTCCGCTCGCGCGCATCTTGCGCGCGCTCGGAAAGCGCCTGAATGGTCGCCACGTTGGCAGCGTCCAAAGCGTCCAGAGCATAAAACCGGCGTGCCGCTTCGGGCGGCAGCGATGTGGCAGGGTCATCGTCGCCGCCGATGAAAAAATTGCTGCCTAAGAGCATGGATGGGGTCCTCCGATTGGTTTCGAGGCCCCGATGTCTGAACGTGTTCGTGGATATTTAATAGCGGCGAGCGCGCGAAGCCTGATCGTGATCGGCGCCGGGATCGACGGATAAGCCGCGAGGATCGCCCAGAGGTGCGCGCTAATCTTCCCGGCGTGGCGGCGCGGGCATTCGAGCAACGTGCGTTCGCGTCGCCATGCCGTGCTCGCATATGCCCGCAGGGCGTCATGAACTTGCTGCGCCTGCTGACGCGCAGACAGGCCGGGAAAAAATATCTCGGCGACTTCGCGCAGCAACCGATCGCGCTCGGCGAGCCGCACAAGCGTTTCCGGCAGGCGATGCCCGCGACCTCGCGGCATCGGCCGGCCGTCAGCGGTTTCGCAGGGATCGATGCGCTTCATGTGTCAGGCCAGCCGCCGGATTTTTAGGCCAATCGATTTTCGCCAGCGTAATCGGCCGCGATTTTACGTCCTCGCGGGGCTCCGATCGAACCGGGTCGATCCTCTTCGCGGCGCGTTGCGGCTTCGGAGCCTTTGGTGCGCGTGGCTGCCTCGGTTGCGGTGCTCGCGCGGCTGCGGCGAGGGCTCGGGCTTCCCGCGCGTCCGTGAAATCGCGCCAGCCATCGAGAAGTTGAAACGAATACACGCGATAAGCACCAACGCCGGTCGAAATGAACTTCAGCGCGCGCAGTTCGCGCAATCCCGTCCCGATTGATGCGCGAGTGGTCCCGGCGGCGATCTCGATGTCGGCAAGTGTCATCGGCAACGGGTCGGACGTGGCGCCTGCGCGCTCGATCGCACGTCGGATCGTGGTCAGGATGCGCCTAGCGGACCTGCTCAGCGCCGCATGTGCCGCCGATGCTTCAAGCTCATTCGTCATGCCGCTCTACCTCGCTTGACGGATCATCGGCTGCTCGCTCGCGCGCCGCTCGGGCTGCCCTTCGCTCGCGCTTCGCTTTTTCAAAGCGCCCGAATGCCCGCGCGTGCATTCGGATTTCTAGAGCATCCTCGAATGTTCGGATCGAACGCCATCGGCGGCTCATCGTGTAACGATTTGCCCGCGGCGGATCGCGAAGCACGTCAACGATGCCCAGCGCCTCAAGCTCACGCAAAGCATGGGTGATGACGTCCCGGTGGACGCCGAACCCGCGGAAATCCTCGTATGTCGCACGGCATCGACGATCGGCGATGCCGATCTCGATACGAGCGAGCACCTGATGGGCGGCCTTGGAAAGCGCACGAAAAGCCGGGGACGAAATCATCTCGATTTCGCGCGCGATCGCTGTTGCTTCCACCGCGTCGTTAACGATCAGTTTCACCGGCGTTCTCCGCTCGCAATGTCCGCTTCGATGATGCGCTCGCGCTGGCGTCGCCCATCGTCCGGCGACCGCGCTCCCAGATCGCGGCGGGATGGCCGCTGCCCGTCTCGGCGAAGAATGCAGCAAGCCGTTTCTCGTTCTTCGCGATGCTGATCAACGCGTTCCTGTCCTGCCGGCGTAGTGCCCCAAATGGCGATGCACGCAACCAGCGCCGAAAATCGCGGTCGTCGGGATACCGGCGCCGCGCCTGCAAGATTCCGCGCGCCGCAGTGATGATCAATCGTTTGCGTCCGCGGAACTGCTTTCGGATTTCGATGTAAGCGGCGACCGCGTGCTCGCCGGTCGCAATGATGTCGTCGATCCGCGCGGTCATGGCGTGACCTCCTCGCAGGTGGAGGGACGCTGGCCGGATGATGGAACGCTGTGGTGGAGGTTGCGGCCGGGCCAGGTCCGGCGCTGCACCGCGTCGGGCACTGCGGGGATCGGCGAAGGGGGTGGGGAATGACCGCTCCCACACCGAGATATAGATAGTAGTGATGGTTTCCGCACCATGCCTGTAGTGACGGAAACCGGCACTGGGGATTTGCGTTTTCGGTGCCGGTTTCCGTCACTGAAATTTGGCGTTTTCCGGCACTGGAGTTTTGTTTTTTTGACAGGGGCGCGCGCGGCTCGTGCGAGGGCTTCGGCCTGCTCGGTTCCTTTGATCGAGCGCCATTCGTTGGTGCCGTGCCCGTCGTGGCCCTTGGCCGGCTTGTACGTCAGCCGAAACTGGTTCGGCGCGCGATGCTCGGCGTTCCCCGCGCGGCCTCTTTGCGTAACTTGAAGGAAGCCCAGCGCCGTCGCCTCTCGGATGGCGGGCGCGACGGCATGGCGATGGATTCCGTAGGCGACAAACTGATCAAACGTGACCGGCAAGGTCCCGTTGCCCGTGCCGCCATGGTGCGCCAGCTCGATCTCGACGCGATCCAGAACGCGATGCGCCGACAGGCTCAATGAGCGCCACGCCGGGCTTTCCAGCATCTCGATCAGCTTCGCCGAAAATTGGCCTTCGATGCGGTTGCGGCGGCGGCTCATGGCGTGACCTCGGCAGAAATTCGCCGCAGTTCGGTCGGGCCGTCGTGATCACGGTCCCAGACAAACCACGCATAGGCGACCGTGCTGCTCGCCATCGGCCCGTTCCAGCCTGCGCGGTGCATCATGGGCAGGCGGTTGCGGAAAACGTAAACGCGCGCGAGGTGCCCCGCTTCGAGGATCGCGGTGCGCCGCGTGGATTCGAGGAATGTCAGCCGCAGCAACATCACAACGCGCGGGCACAGCCGAAGCGCATGCTCTACAAATTGGTTGGCCAGCTTGAACGGCGGGTTTGTGACGATGGCCTCGACCCGTTCGGGCGCCGCGCGCTCAAGCAAAAAATCCCGGCGCGCGAAGTCCTGATCGGGCGACTGATAGTCCGCAAGGTCGGTTGCGATCACGCTGTGGCCAGCGCCTCGCAGGACGCGGACGATGGCGCCGGGGCCGCACGCGGGCTCCCACAAGCAGCAGGGCAACGCCTCGACTTGCAACAGCGCCCGAACGGCCGCCGCTGGGGTTTCGTAAAGATCGTCTTTGCGATCGTCGAGGCGCGCCGCTATTCGCGGCCTTGTGCCGTTGACCGCTGTCGGCGGGATCGATATCGTCATGATGCGCGCCCTCACATGCGCGAAAGTGATGATGGACGTGAAGCCGGTGTCTCCCGCCAGAGCGCCGGCTTCCGCTTTTTAGGCTGACAATTTTTCGTGGGATGCGGTTTCGCGAGCGCGGCGCCAGTCGGCGGCAGCTTCAAACGAGATTAAGCGCCGGCTGCCGACGCAAAGTTCGCGGGGTGCTAACCCGGCGATCTTCAACTTGTAGAACATCGCCATCGAGATTCGATGCGCCGAGCAAAATTCGGGAACGGTGTAGACCGCCGCCTCAGGCGCGGCGCCGACTTTTCGAGTGCCGGACATTGTTCAAATACCTCCGTGAACGCGCGTTGTCATGGAGGCGAGTTGATCAGACGCGGGAGTCGCTGTCGAAATGCCGTTTATGAAATATTTTCGGAAGCCAAAAATGTACTACGGACCTTGCGGTCGATGATCGCTGCAACTGCGCGGGCTGTTATCGGCTTTTCGAGCAGCGGCGCCGTGACCGCCAAAAAGAACACAGCCAGCGGTCCGCCGACTGCGCCGGTGCTTGCGCTCCGTGAAACCGTGAACTCGCGGCCGGTCGTGGCGCGCCACAGGTCCAACGTCCAGCCGTAGAGGCTTTCGTGGTGCAGATTCCGCTTGCGATCGAAGCCTTCATTCATTGAGCGCCAGCCGATGATCTGCGCATCGGCCAGCGCAACCAGAGGGGCCGCATCTTGCGCGCGAAGATCGTCCAACTCGATGGCAAGCCGCTTGACGCGCTCCCATCGTTTTATTTCGGTCGCAGGCGGACGGCTTGCGCGGTTTTGCTGGCAGATCGAGAAGGCGACGACGATCGATGTTAGCTCGCGCCAAAACGCTGCGGTGACGGAGATGCCGACGGGGAGGGCGGCTTCGACCGCGCGCCGGTACTCATGCGCGAGCGTGCCGGTTTCAGCGTTATAGGCGGCATTCGTTTGCAGGGCCGGCATCACGCGCCCCGCAACGGAACGACGACGGCGCCGGCCGGCTGATCGAGATCGAGAAGCGTGCCGCGGGTCAGCGCATCGGATACGTCTGCAATGAATGCGCTGTAATGCCGCTCAATCATCTTGACACTGGTGTTGTGATGCACGGCGACGACGCGAACCGGCACGGACGCGAGCAGCATCCGCACGATCGAAGAATGGCGAAGCGCGTAGGGCGTTGCGCGCGGATCGAGGTCGAGCGTTTTTGTGGCTGCGCGAAAGCGGGCGGCAATGTGCTTTACCGGGTCGAGCAAGGGCGCTTCGGCCGAACGGCTGCGCGAGAATTGACGGAGCTTTCGTGCAAGGCGCGTCGAGATGGCAACGGGCGTGCGAGTGATGTACCGGCTCCGGCCTTTGCGGCTGCTCGGCATCATCAGGCGCGGGTTGTTCGACGCATCGATCAGGTCTGCGACTACTAGCCGGAGTAACTGAATCTCCCGCGCTCCGGTCTCGGCAAGCGTCTCGATAGTGAGACCGAACATCGGATCGGGATCATTGGCATACGCAGCGCGCACGACGGCGGCCACGACGGGATCAGCTAGGATGATGTTGCGCGCGACGTCGCCATCTGGCAGCGGCTTTAAACCCTCGCGCCATTCCTTGGCATTGCGAATGCGGGTGTCGTCGGCTGCCGCCAGATTGAGGGCCGCTTTCAGAACTCGCGCGACGCGATCTGCGCTGGTCGGCTTGATGCCGCGCTTGACCATGCCGTTGCGCCAGACGCGCAGTTCCCGGGCGCTCAATGTTGCTACGGGCTTTGCTGCCAGCGTATCGGGGACATTGAACGCTAGCTGTGTTGCGTTTGCCTTGCGCGCACCACGGGCAAGCAGATCGGCCGTGTAAGCGTCGATTGCTTCGCCGACCGTGGCCGGGCGTTCGGCGCTGCTGTTTCCCTCATCCGCACGGGCGAGGGCCCGGGCTCTGTCTTGCGCATCCCAGAACGTGAGAACGCTGTTTCCGTTCGAATCTTCGAAGTCGTCGGCGACTGCGAAGGCCTTCGTCCAATTCCCGCCGTGGCCATCGGCCGCGCGGACGACCCACGTCCCCGCGCCCGATGTACGGCGATAGCCAAGGCCGATGCGCGGCGCGATGGCGACGAAGTGCGGTTTCTTTCTCCGCGGCAGCTTGAGCCGGGCGGTGCGAGTTTCGAGCTTCGGCGCGCGGATGCTTGGCATGGTGGTGTCCCGGCGGTGTCCAGAAAGTCGGCGTAAAAGCCGGTGGAGACGAATGGACCGATGTGTGCAGATTTACTTGGAAAACAAGGACAAACGCAACTAGCATGGAGTTGCGTAGATCGAATTGAACCATTGCCAGGGGTTGCCCGACTATCACACGAAGCATTCGCACGAACCCTCGATTCCCGGGACCCGGTCCGTTCGTGCAAACGGGGTATTCGATGAGCGGTAGGTTCTCCAGACTTTTCGCCGCAGCCGGCATTATCGCGGCACTGGCCGGCTACGCGGCGCCCGCATACGCGGAAAAGCGCGTTGCGCTGGTGGTCGGCAACAACGACTACAGGAACGTGCCCAAGCTGCAGAAGGCGGTCAACGACGCCCGCACCATGGGCGATACGC